ACGCCCTTGCCATCCAGCGGATTGAAACGGATCCATGCGCCGCCCGCGTGATCGTACTTTTCCAGCGCGTTCTCGATGGTGTCTTCCTTTTTCAGCCGCTCGATGATCTGGCCGGCTGTGAATGTGTGCCGCCCGACCGATGCGGGCTTGTACTTCCCGTCTTCATCCTTCGCCGACTGCATCACGAACCCGATGCACTCATCAGGCTTGAACAGCGTTTCTATGAACGTGATCAGTTCCTGTTTGTTCTCACCTTTGGCTTCGTCGACCTTTTCCGCCTCGACCCAGGCTTTGTCCTTTATGACTACTGTCGGGTCATCGTCTTTTTCGATCTCATCCTCCCAGTCGAAGACCCGCCCTGAGTCTGCCGGTGTCCAGCCGAACCGCCGCGCGAATTCGTAGATCGTGCCGCCCGTGACCGTCCCATCGCCGTGCCCGAATGTGCCCCACTTGCGGGAGCACTCCCCGGGATGGTATCTTGTATCACTTCTAGACCAGTCATCCCATACCTCGCAGGGATAGCCTTCATGGTGTAAGGCCATGCCAATTGCGAGCCAGTCTTGATAATCCAGTTGCGACGGTGGTATGTGATCTAACAGCGGCCGTAAATCATACTGCTGCATTCATTTCCCCTTTCTTCATGCTGTCCGGCACATATGTCGCCGGGTTTATCCAGTACGGCAGCCGCCAATGATTCGCGGCAAGCTGTCCCATGATCTTGGACGCGTCTGTCATTGTCCACAGATTCACATCCTTGAAGCCCCACTTCTTAAGCTGTTGCATCTGCTTGATAGTTGCCAGCTTGGCATTTGCGCGGGTGATGCACTTGTCCAACAGCTTTGAAGCCAGCCCCTTGTTGTCGATCTTCTCAACATCCAGCCCGAACTTCTCAAGGGTCTCAAGTTGTCTTGCGGAAGGCGCCTCCATCTCCCAGCCCCATACCGGGACATAGTCGGTCAGGTCTTCGTCCATGATCGACAGCTCGAACTCCAGCGGGTCAATGAGCTTTGACTTTGCCTTTGCCCTGCGCTGTTCTTCTTCAAGCTGCTTGCGGAGGGCTTCTTCGCGCTGTTTGCGGACATCCTCTGAGACCTTTTCCTCCATCTCCAGAAGGTCGAACTCTTCGCCCGATTCGTCGATGGTCTCGTTGATCTTTGCCGCGATCTCTTCCTTCTTGCAGACGATATCAGCGGGCTTGACCAGTTTGTGCTTACCGGTCATCCATAAGAAATCCAACAACAACAGATGATCCTTGCCGGGCGATAACCTTGTCCCTCTACCCACCATCTGACTGTAAAGGCTGCGGATCTTGGTCGGTCGTAAAACCACTATGGTGTCCACGATTGGACAGTCCCAACCTTCGGTCAGCAACATGGCGTTGCAGATCACGTCATACTTGCCCGCTTCAAAATCAGCCAGCACCTGTTCGCGGTCGGTGCTGTTGCCGTTGACCTCGCAGGCTTTCAAGCCTCTTTCGTTGAGCATGTCCTTAAATTCCTGCGCCATCGCTACCAGCGGAAGGAAAACCACTGTGTGCCTACCCCGGCATTCCTCCGCCATACGGTCAGCTATCGACTCCAGATATGGCTCTAACGCATTGCCCAGATCAGATGCTGAATAATCACCGGCCTGTGTCTTGACCTTTGACATGTCCAGCTTCAGGGGTATGGTCTTCGCCCTGATCGGGCATAAATACCCTTCCCGTATTGCTTCCGGTAACGTGTACTCATAGGCCAGGGTTTCAAAATATTCGCCCAGATTCCGCATGTCTGATCTGTCCGGGGTAGCAGTAACGCCCAGCACCTTCGCGCTGTCAAAATGCTCTAAAACGCGCTTGTACGTATCCGCCATTGAATGGTGCGCTTCATCTACGATGATGGTCTTGAAATGGTTTTTGTCGAACCTTGCCAGTCTCCGTTCGGTGCCTAATGTCTGCACGGATCCGACGGTAATCTTTTCCGGGGATCCGATGCAGCTCTTTTCCGCCTTCTCGACGGAACAGTCCAGACCGCAGGATTTTTTGATCTTGTCTGCGGCCTGTGTGAGCAGTTCCTCCCGGTGCGCTAATACCAGAACGTTTCCCGCTGCCGTGCGCTGTTTAGCCACATCGGCAAAAACGATGGTCTTGCCGCAACCTGTCGGAAGGACCAGCAACGTCTTGTCATGCTCAGCCCATTCCTTCAGGATGGCGTTCTCAGCCTCGATCTGGTATGGTCGTAAGCTTACCACGGTGCATCACCGGCCTTTGCTGTTTCAACGAAATCGTAATACTTGCCGACATTGTTGAAATATGTGCCGTCCTTGGTACCGGGAACCTTCTTGATCTTACACAAACCGGTCTTGCCGATGGCAGCAGGCCAGTTCATCTTGATCTTCTCGCCGTGCTTTTTCATGCCGGTGGCGTTGAAGAATGATCCGATCTTCCATTCCATCTGTGAGCACATCGGGAAGTTCTCCGTGATGGTTGTCAGCTCGCTTGCGAAGGCTGTGTCATCCTTCGCGTAGATCCCCAGCGTTGTGATTGCCTTGTTGCACTGAGGAAGCTTTTCGGTCTGATCCTGCATGCCGCGCTCAACGCTTTTCACCTTGAACAGATAATCGCCATCATCCAGGGTGACAAACTGTTCGTCCTTCTCGATCTCGTCTTCCCAATCGAAGACCTTGAAATTGGTGTTGTTGTCCATAAAAAATTTATCCTCCTGATATTATTTATTGAAACGGAACTTCAGCCTTGAGCTCTTCCCGTTTTCTTAAAATGTACTTGCTGAATCCCGCGAACTTCGCGATCAGCTGTTCCCTGATGAGCTGTTCGGGGTATTCCTTGAGCGGCTTATCAGCCGTCTCGAAGCCCTGTCCGGCGCATGCACGCTGTACCTCTTCATCCGTGATCCCGGCACCATCCAGCAACGCCTTCAGCTCTTCATAGGCGCTCTTGGGCTGGTCGAACGGTATCACCTCCGGCGCACCCTCCACGATGGGGTTCATCACCGGCGTGGGATCCTGTTTGGGCTCTTCCTTCTTGGGCTCAGCCTTGGGCTTTTCGGCTTTGGGTTTTCCCGTGCCCGTCTCGCCCGTCTCGATGTATTTCTTGATCAGTTCATAGTTAAAATCCATCTTGTCGGGCAGTCCCACGCGGTTCTTTGCGTCCCAGCAAGGATGATGCTGGGAATACATGACACGCTGGCCGCCTGCGGCCTTCTTGCTCTTGGTCTTGCTGTCTTCTACTACTAGGGTCTGGTAGTTCGCGAAGAGCAGCATGTCAGCCCATTCCTTGACCAGCGGGGCAACTTTTTTCGACAGCTTCATTTCCCACCTGTCGTAAGCCCCCATCTCATCGGGCTGTTCAAACTTGCGCATCTGGGCGTGGGCTGTCAGCACAATGTTGAAGCCCTTGTTCACGCAGTCTTCCAAACCGTCCAACAGCTTCTTGAACTCTTCCTGCACATATACGTAACCTTTTCCGTAACCGATATCCTCGATGCCGTTCACGTTGTGGCTCTTGCAGACTGCTTTGATACAGAGCATCTCGCACCAGTCCGCAGTATCGATCACGATGGTCTTAAATGACCCGTCGTTCACCGCCTCGTTGACCTGCATGAAAATGTCATCCCATGCAAGGGTTTTGTCGAATCTGGCCACATCCAGATACTTTGTAGAACCTTCCGTATCAATGAACACCGGCGCGGGGAACTTGCTTGCGAAGGTGCTCTTGCCGATGCCCTCGGGACCGTAGATCACGACCTTGACGGGCTTTTTGATCAAACCTTTAACTATTGCCATATTGCCTCCTTACTCTAAAACATAGATCTTTTCCAGCCCGTGCTCGATGTCCCACCGCTGGAACCCCAGATTATACGGGACGCTGTCATGCACGCATCCGCGGCTGGCTATCGACGGGGATGACTGGTCAGCCTTCAGACTGAAAACCACATGATGCGGGTAGATCCCCACCAGCTTAGCCACATAGCGGGCACCGCGGGAGAATACTTCCTTATTGCCGCGGTCAGAATCTGTCAGCCCGCGCCCGATGATCTCGTACGTGTCGTAGTACGACAGATCATCGATGTTTCTGATCCTTGCACCTCTCATACTTCCTCCTTCCTAAAACTTCACAACGAATTCACCGGGGTCTTCTTCGACCGTGATAATGTCTTCCGGTAACATGTCCCCGGTCTGGACGTTTACGACCTTGCCGTCCACGATCTCGCATTCCTTTTTGTACGCTGCCCAGTCGACATCCTCTTTGATTTTCACGAAATCGTGAAGGTTGTTGGCCTTGACGTATGCCAACAGCTTTTCTCTGTCAGGCGCCATCTTGAACGACGGCTTTTTGAATACCAGGGAACCATCGAGAAGCTTGTACTGCTCCTGTGTCTTGGTCTCCTTGTGCGGCACCGTCATGAAATACTGATGGAGCAGGCTTTTCAGGTACCGCGTTCTGTTTTCCAGGGACTGGGTGATCTGTTCCTTCTGGGTGTTGATCTGCGCAATGTGCTCATCCGCGATCCTGAGCAGGCGTTCAGATTCTTCCGTTTCCTGCTTGATGACCTTCAGCGCCCAGTCAGCTTTTTGGTCTGAGTCGATGGTGAAGGTCTCCGGCTGGTCTTCCATAGCCGTATATAGCTCATATTCATCGTCTACCATAAATTCCATATTGAATTGTCCTTTCTGTATGTGATTTTGCCTTGACTTTAGGCTTTGAAAGGCTTACAATGAAATGGTCGATAATTCATTGATTTACCTTTCGATCATCCGTCTGCTCCAACAGGCGGGTGATTCTTTTTACGCCTTTTTTCAATAAAACTCACTCGCTTTCATTACGTCCCGGATCATCGCGATACCGGAATCCATCGCCACGTTTACGGTTGTGCTTCCACCCTCCCACACAATCTGAACTGTTTCGGTATCTGCCTGATATATCATCCTGATCAGATCGTGTTGGTCGCGGGTTTCTTTGACCGCTGCGCACAACAGATCAAGGATTTTCTGTTTATCTTCCATGTTCTACCTCCTTGCTAATTTCAGCGCAGGATGAATCTGAGATTCATGTTCAAGCCACCGGCTCATCCGCCGTTCTGTTTCTTTTTTCTCGAATTCCTCAATCTCACAGACCGAGAAACAGTGGCCATCCCCACACAACGCGTAAAAATTCATTGTCATAAGGGTCATCAATTCCCAGACGGTAAGATCATCACGCCCGCTGATAGGTGCCTCTCCCGTTCCGATCAGCTTCTTCACTAATACTTCACTTTTGCTCATTACGGATCCTCCTTTCCAGATAATTTTTAAATTTCTCGATGTCGATCAGGAACTTTCCGCCCCTGGGCTTAAATGCGAACTTCGCACCTCTTGCGTGGCACATCTCGATGATGTACGTCCGCGGAATCCCGGTCATGGCACTGACCGTTTTCACGTCCGCGTATTTCTGAATGTCTGCCATATCACATTTCCTTGTCGCACTTAGCCAGGAGCTCGTCGTACCATTCCTGGTCAAGCACAGTACCGCTAAATGTGGAATCGCCGATCTTCAGCGTTGCGCGCTGACCGGTCGCCTTTGCGATGGTCGTAACTTTGCCATCGCCTACCTTTGTAATAAAATTCTCATCCTCAAAATACTTCATGTTCTGTTCTCCTTTCTAAAAGTTTAACTTTTTCAACTTGCAAGGGTAAAAAAATACGCCAGGATGTCCGTCAACTTCAGTTCTAACAGCCCGACCGCCTTCACGATCTCATCCTGCTGCCACATCACCGTATTCGAGAGTTTCTTCCCATTTGTCGCTAAACTCCAGCCCATAGCTTCCGCAAAGTTCGTATTGTTGCCGAACTTTTCAACGATGCGGCCTTTCAATTTGCTGTAATCAAATGCCATGTTTTCCCTCCTTTCGAGTTTAATTATTTAAACCACAGGGTAGAGTATATGACTTTTGCTTTTAGCTGTCAAGTGTTTTTGTTAAAATTTTTAAACTTTTTGATAAAATACTTTAACTTTCTTTTCGTCCGTGTTATAATAGGGATACTCACCTGAAGGGAGATGACGATTATGGAGAAGGAAACGACATCAAAAAGATTAAAGCAGCTAATGAATGAGCGTGGGCTTCGACAGGTCGATATACTGGAAAAGGTCAAGCCGTACTCGAAAGAGTACAATGTTCCGATCAGCAAGTCTAATATAAGTATGTATGTATCCGGCAGAGTCGAGCCCTCGCAGGATAAGCTTATTGTGCTCGGAATGGCGCTGGATGTATCGCCTTCCTGGCTCATGGGTTTCGATGTACCGAAAGAATTTCCAACATCCATCAGCGGCCACTGCGAGGGGAGCAAAGATTGCGCAAAAAATCAACTTCAGATTCTCATCGAAGAAGAGGGCAATGACGAAACATTTATCAGACGTATGTTGACATATGCAAAATTTTTGAAAGAACATCCGGAGGCGTGATATGGCGAAACTGATCGAGAAGAAGATCACCCTCGGGCGCGACCAGAACGGCAAGCTGGTCAGAAAGTCGATCTACGGCAAGACCAAAGCTGAGATCGAAAATAAGGTCTTTGCGGCGCGTCAGGAATGGCTTTTAACCGCCCCGAAGGTCGAGGGCGAAAAAATATGCATGCTGACATTTGCAAGGCGCTGGCGGGCGTCTGAGAAGGCGCACGCGGCATCGAATACAAAGGCCATGTACGACAATGTCATCGAGAAACACTTAGCGCCGGAGCTGGAGGATCTGTTTTTCGATGAGATCGAGCAGGCTGACCTTCAGCG